TTCTAGGAACGTGGCTTGACGGTGTTTTCGTCTGGCACGCTTATGCGAAAGCAGAAAAGAAATAATGGCTAGACTTATCTGGAAGTTCCCCATAGTTAACGCAACTACTATGGACCTCGGTATGCCCGCCAAAATCATAAAGGTAGACCAGCAAGCTGGCGCACCTTATGTTTGGGTAGAACATGATCCTACGGAGGGGATTCCAGCTAACTGGGAATTTCTAGTGGTTAATACTGGAGATACTATACCAGAGGGGTACCACTGGATTGGTAGCTGGTATGAATCTTCCACAGACTCTAGTAAGCACGCCTACGCAATTACGACCAATCCTGGTCAGGCTCCTATTAACTACTTCGAAAAATAGTTCTTGACTTTGGTCTCGGGATGTGGGATACTACTTAAATGATGAAGGTCATAGTCCACAATATTGGAAGTAAGCAGATAGATTTTGGGGTAATTACTAACTCCACAGATTTTCCTAAAGATACGATTTTCCTAACCGAAGGGCCACGCAGCCCTGGTGATTTCTGTCTTTACGATCCTTATAAGTTTCTGACCCCTAGTGAGCAAAAACAACTCCTTTACCAACTAGCGGTTGACTTCAATAATTCAAAAAATAGTTCTTGACTTTACGACTGGTCCGGGCTATACTGTAAGGACGATGAAGAGAGCAATCAAATCATCTGTATTAAGAATTATTTAAAAGAGATTACAAAATAAATATTTGCCGTATAGGGCACACAAGGTGGGTAACCATCCCAAAGGGCAGCTCCCTACGAGTTGTCGCCTCGCAAGAGGTGAATCTATACAAGCTAAAACTTCCCTGTTGAAACACAGGTTCCTCGTCCAAAACGGGGATAAGTACGAAAGCTGGCCGTGGACACACGAGCTACCCTACCCGACAAGGGAGGGCCTTGAGAGTAACAGGTGGTGCTGACCTCACGGATACCAAACAGAGCAGTATGTAGAAGTAATTAGTAGAGTGATTGTTTAAGGCCTTGAAACCTAGAGCTTTCATTCAATGATACGCGGTACGCCGGCACAGACGGTAATCGTATATTATGACCTAGTAGCCGTCAGGTGAAAAGTACGTGGTGTGTTGTATTTATTAGGGCAAAACCTTAGTAAGCAACTGAAGTAGCACATCATAGTAGGTTAATCAATCGCCGACCAACACTCGGCAATATATTTTGGATATATATTTGTCTCATAAAAAAACGCAAAGACTACTTCGATCGTGCATGAAAAACATCTAATACTAGGGCCGCAAGGTAATCTAGTCGAGTGAAGCTCGCAAGGCCTAATTCGTTTATACTGGAAAATTCGTAATCCCTTAGCGGGGATGTACTGGTAACAAGCCAGACGGAGCAAGAAGGTATAGAGTAGTGTACGGTGACAGATCTACAGCCTGATCTTAAAAACGGCGATGTTGACGGTATACTCTGTAATGTCAGAGTGGAAAAAGAACGAAAACCAGCTCGCAAGGTTGGCCAATAATGTTCAAAGTACTGTTACTAAAGGGCGTACTCTCAACCCTTAATAAGTTCTTGATGCTCGGACAGATGTGACCTGGCTTTAGCCCAGCGACGATTGAGAAGAGACAAGCGAACTTATTTGATGAATAGTAGCCCCACCCGGTGGGACCTAGAAAGCGCTTCAAGGTTACTATTCTTCCAATAAGTTTCTTTCCACCTCTGTTGATAGGATTGTGGAAAATCCCGGCCTCACCGCTTAGCGGGTTTTGTGCCGTAGTTATAAAGGAAGTATGACCTACTTATTCATCCCCATCATGGCGCTTCTGAATAGAGCAAGCGGCATGACAGAGTGGTTTCCAGGCCGCAATATTTATGCGACTGGAATTTTAACAGGTCTAGCTGCTGGTTTTTTAACAAGTAGTTGGTATTTTGGCTTATTAGCCGCTTTAGCAATGTATTGTTATCGTATACCAGGCTGGTATAAAACTCTGGATATAGGCACTGATGCTGGTAATCCAGCTCTTGAAGCCGGCATAATGACTGCCAGATCAATGTTTTTCGTGATTCCGTTCGTTATTGCTGGATTTTTTAGCAATACATGGCATATAGCACTATTAGCTGGTGCTGCTGGTTCAATTGGATGTGGAATGGCCTATACAATGGCTTGGTACACTCCTCTTCGTAAATTAAGTCCTAAAGACCCTATCGTTGTAGCTGAATTATTAGCAGGAGCCTCCCTTGGTATCGCCTTGTGGATACTTAGCGCAAGTTATGTCTGATAACTCTATGGGTTATGACAACAAAAATATAGTATATGTCCCAGATCCTGTAGATTATAATGAAATGTGCAATTTTGCCACGCGACTTTACGGCAGCGTTAAATGTTCTATAGTTTATACAGATGGAATGGGACCATATGATAGTATAGCTAGATTTATGTTTTCTAACTCTTTAGACGCTAATACGTTTAGAGAGCATTACAATCTGGAAGGGTAATTCGGGCGGCCCCGGACCTAGTCTTGAAAACTAGTGGTACTTAACAGTATGGAGATCGACACTGCCACCCTTCCGCCATTACGAGAAAGAAAATGACTGAACTAGAAGAAAAATTGCTTAAAGCATATCAAGAGAAACACCCTGAAGTTAAGGATCGTGATACTCTTGTGAAGGTTGTATATGACGCTAGGTATGGCGGCCAAAATAAAATGGTTACGGAACCTTTTAAGCAAAAAGCTTAGTTACTACAAATTTCTGCTTTTTGATATTAAAGAATAAGCTTGGGTGTTCCGTGGCGGGAACTGTTCGGGTAGAGGCCAAGCTATAATCTCATCTTTCACAGACTTTCTTAAATGAACAGCATCTGGGTTGTATATAGCCCCTAATGTGTTGCCAGTGAGGATCAGCTACGGCGAATGAGAAGATATTCCACGCTAGCTTGCCGCTAGCTAGAGGAGCACGATCGCCTCGATTGAACGCCCGGTAGCAAGGCGAAAAGGATTGTCTAGGATTAAGAACACAGGGGAACGTGGAGGGGGTAATACCTCGTGGAAGCGTCCTGTGTTCTCCAAAGTTTCTGCGGGTATAGCATAAAGGTAATGCCCCACGTTGCCAACGTGACCAAGTCGGATCGTTCCCGATTACCCGCTCCATACGAGGATCATCTAAGCCTAAGACTTCTGTTTTTACAGAACAATGTAAGTGCAACTCTTACTCCTCGTACCAATTTTATGCGAAGACAGCTCCGGCAGAGCAGGTCATATAAAGACAAGGTCGTGAGAAACGAAATCGATCGTAAGTAGTTTCTTTGGTGAAAATCCCACTCTTCGCTCCAACTAAACGCCGTAACCCGGCACTAGGCCCTTTGGTGGGATATACTCGGAAGTCCGTGGCTTAAATGCCCTGAACTTGAGGTGCCCCGACACACTGGGAGTACGCCTTGCCTAGCGAGTCCAGTATAAGTCCTGACAAAACCTAAGCAGTGGTGTCTAAGGTCAAATCAGGTGCCCTAACACCATAGGGAGAGCGACCTGAGGTCGCCGGGAAGTTTAGGGATGGTACCCATTAGACTCACTCTTCCCGTATTATTGATTTTTTGAAAGGGAGCAGATAGCATCTGTATCCCTTTTTGTCGTATCTAAATTGATGCAAGTTCAAAAGGGAGTGCTTTGATTGCCGAACCAATTACCAGAGATTACGTAGTTCCACAAGGCGCCGATTATCCTATTCGTATGCGCTATGTGGTCGACAACGTAGTAGTAGATTTAACTGGAGCCACAATACGTGGGTCGTTAAAAAAGAATCACACATCAACTACCGCTAGTTTATCTTGTACAATAGCAAATGGAAAAGCCTATTTAAACACTGGAACAGGGTATTTTGGAATAACTTTAAGTGCTGCAGATACTACAGCACTAGAAGCTACAAGTTATGTGTTCGACATAGAAGTAGTTCTACCTAGTGGCGACGTCACAAGAGCGATGCAAGGCAAAATCACCTTGACGCCAGAGGTAACAGTGTAGTGACAACTTATGTCCTAGTACCTGGTCAAACAGTAGTAGCAGAAGTAATAGAAAATGAAGTAGTAGTGCAGATACAAACTGTATCTAACACTCCTTCTGTCGAAATTGCTTTGCCTGTAGATCAAGGCGTTCAGGGTATTCCCGGAACTCAAGGTACAGGGGGCTCTCAAGGTACTAGCGGCACGCAAGGTACTGCAGGGATTTTAGGTAGCTTAGGTGTACAGGGTTCTGTAGGTGTACAAGGCACTACAGGCGCGGGTACTCAAGGCGCTACAGGTACACAAGGTAACGGTGGTATTCAAGGTACGGACGGCACACAGGGTGCTACCGGCGCGGGTACTCAAGGTGCTATAGGTACTCAAGGTAATACAGGAAATACTGGTAGCCAGGGGGCTACAGGCGCGGGTACTCAAGGTGCCACGGGCGCACAAGGTGCTTTAGGAAATACAGGTACACAAGGTGCTACAGGTGCCGGTACTCAAGGTGTTGGTGGTGCTCAAGGCACTATAGGCGCGGGTGCTCAAGGTGCTAGTGGTACTCAAGGTACTACAGGCGCGGGCACTCAAGGTGCTACAGGCGCTGGTACTCAGGGTACTACAGGCGCGCAAGGTGCTGCTGGTACACAAGGCGCTACGGGCGCTGGTACTCAAGGTGCTACTGGTACTCAGGGGGCTACAGGAACTGGTGCTCAGGGTGCTACAGGAACTGGTACTCAAGGCGCTACAGGTGCTGGTACTCAAGGTACTACAGGCGCGCAAGGTGCTGCCGGTACACAAGGCGCTACGGGCGCTGGTACTCAAGGTGCTACTGGTACTCAAGGTGCTACTGGTACAGGTGCTCAAGGCGCTACAGGCGCGGGTACTCAAGGTGCTACAGGTGCCGGTACTCAAGGTACTACAGGTACACAAGGTGCCGTAGGTACCCAAGGCGCTGCTGGTGCTGGTACCCAAGGTACTACAGGCACTCAAGGTGCTACAGGTACGCAAGGTGCGCTAGGTACACAAGGTGCTACTGGCGCAGGTACACAAGGTGCGATAGGTACACAAGGTACTACAGGGGCTGGTACTCAAGGTGCGACAGGTGCTGGTACTCAAGGTGCTGTAGGTACTCAAGGTATTACAGGCACTCAAGGCGCTACAGGTACACAGGGTGTCACAGGTGCTCAAGGTGCCACAGGTACTCAGGGTACTATAGGTGTATCAGGTAGAAATACAGGTATCTTAGGTATTTACCTAATTGATACTGCGGCGGCTACCGCGCCCCCAGGCTCTGGCCACGTTAGATATAATAATGCCACACAAACTTCTTCTACTATATTATGGATAAATCATCTAGATTTTAGTGGTTTAGACATAGACATATACTTAGGGCTACTAACTCCCCCAGATAACATAGTTTTACAAGACTCCTCTGAGTCTAATAACTATCAAATCTGGCAGGTTAGTGGAGCTATAACTGTAGAAACAGGCTATGTTACTGTACCAGTAACTTTAGATAGTTCTGGTGGAACTGGCACGTCTGGTTTTGCAGATGATTTACAGGTATTAGTAGCTATTCAAAGCCGCGCCGAAGTGGGTCTGCAAGGTACTGTAGGTACACAAGGTACTAGCGGGGCACAAGGTGCTCTAGGCACCCAAGGGTCTGGCGGAAGTCAAGGTACTACAGGTACTCAAGGGGCTACAGGCGCAGGCACTCAAGGTGCTACAGGCACTCAAGGTGCTACAGGTGCTGGTACTCAAGGTGCTACAGGTGCTGGTACTCAAGGCGCTACAGGTACTCAAGGTGCTACAGGTGCTGGTACTCAAGGTGTTGAGGGTACACAAGGCGCTACAGGCGCGGGCACACAAGGTGCTACAGGCGCCAGCGTACAGGGTGCTACAGGTACTCAAGGTGCTACAGGCGCAGGTACTCAAGGTACCACAGGTACTCAAGGCGCTACAGGCGCAGGCACACAAGGTGCTACAGGTACTCAAGGCGCTACAGGTGCAGGTACTCAAGGCGCTACAGGCGCAGGTACACAAGGTGCCACAGGTACTCAAGGCGCTACAGGCGCAGGTACACAAGGCGCTACAGGTACTCAAGGCGCTACAGGTGAAGGTACACAAGGTGCTACGGGTACTCAAGGCGCTACAGGTGCTGGTACTCAAGGCGCTACAGGTGCTGGTACTCAAGGTGCCACAGGTACTCAAGGCGCTACAGGCGCAGGTACACAAGGTGCCACAGGTACTCAAGGCGCTACAGGCGCAGGTACACAAGGCGCTACAGGTACTCAAGGTGCCACAGGTGCCGGTACTCAAGGAGCTACCGGCGCTGGTACACAAGGCGCTACAGGTACTCAAGGCACTACAGGTGCAGGTACTCAAGGTGCTACAGGCGCTGGTACTCAAGGTGCTACAGGTACTCAAGGTACTGCAGGCGGTGGTGGGGGTATTTCATATACCTTCCAAAACGCTAACTTTAACGCAGTTACCTCTAATGGGTACGCTTGTGACACTACCTCTGGAGCATTTACTGCAACGCTACCCGCGTCCCCGGCAGCTAATGAACTTATCTACTTCAACGATCCCAAGGGTACGTGGGGAACAAATAATCTAACTATTGCTAGAAACGGTAATAATATCCGAAATCTGGCGGAAAACTTAATTTGTGACGTTAACTTCTCCTCATTTAGTCTTCTATACGTAACCGGCTACGGCTGGGTATTTGAAGACTTAAGTACAGCTTATATCGCCGTAGGCGCTACAGGTAGCCAAGGTACTACAGGCAGCCAGGGTACTACTGGCGTGCAAGGTGCGGCGGGAACTCAACCATACGTTCTAGAAGGCTTTGAGCCTCATAAAGGCGCTATTGGTGTAGTTGCCGCTGTTGGACAGAATACTATCTTTGTTCAACCTATGGAAATAGACCAGAATGTGGCTCTAGATAGAGTCGTATTCCCCGTACACTTCAGTGGAGCGACAAACTCTACTGGTACTTACGGTCTAACACTAGATGTAGGCCTATATAAGACTACAACTGGATCGAATCTAACGTCAGCTTACTTAACCAGATTCGTTACTACGGTTACACACTCTGGCACAGCTAACAGCGTATCAAATGTAGGTCTTCGTATAGCTACATTCCCATGGACGACTACTATAGTTGCTAGCAACTATTGGATGGCCTTCAGGTCATCTACTAGCTCCGCTGGTGCTAACGCTTCGTTCTCTAACTTAGTTGTATCGCAGATCAACTCCTCATTCTCTGGACCGCTAGGTGCAAATACATTCACCTCTATGCAGTCTAGAATGGGACAAGGGGTTTACGCTACTACTTCTTCTACTATTAACGCTTCTATAGCGATATCTGGTATTAGAGGTGTTTCATCTGCCGACTTACGTTCACCTATCCTCTATTTCCAAAAAGGAACATATGTATAATACTCACGAGCCGACAGTTAATAAGCCAGAATTTGTTACTGTCGGAGGTGGAAGACATAATGAGTCTATTGAAGCTTCCTTCCATAGAATTATGGAAGGAGCTTCTTGGAAAAATCAAAGAGTTGTTGTCATTATGCCAGCAGCTTACGATATTCCAACTAAAGTAGCTCTTAGTCATTGGGCGCTAGTTTTTCCGCCCAACCAACCTAACTACAAAATCCTTGCTCTAGGACAGGAAGTTGGAGATGCATATAACAATGCTATTGAACAGGTACTAGCCCAGCCAGAGCTTTCTCAGTGGGAATACATTCTTACTATTGAACACGACAATACTCCTCCACCAGATGGAGTAGTACAGCTAATTAAACAGATGGACGCACACCCTGAGTACTCATGTATTGGTGGTCTATACTGGACCAAAGGAGAGGGTGGGGTCCCTCAAATTTGGGGCGATCCTAAGGATCCTATCCTAAACTTCCGGCCGCAGCCGCCAGTTCCAGGTGAACTAGTAGAATGCTGCGGGACAGGAATGGGTTTTAATCTTTGGCGTATGTCGATGTTTAAGACTCTACCCAAACCTTGGTTTGTTACTAAGTGTGACAAAGAAGGCATGGGAACTCAAGATTTAACGTTCTGGCAAGAGGCCAGAAAACATGGGCATCGCTGTGCGATTGATTGCAGTGTGTTAGTGGGTCATTATGATAAAGCAACGGGGATTAACTGGTGAAAATTGATATTGGCTGCGGCCCTAATAAAAAAGAAGGTTTTCTGGGAATTGATGCAATTCCTTTCCCCGGCGTAGACTATGTGTTTAATGTAGGGTCAGAGCGCTTTCCATTTGAGGATAACTCTATAGATGAGGGACATTCTTCTCATTTCGTAGAACATCTTACCAATAAAGAACGTACTCATTTTATGAATGAGATGTATAGAGTTTTAAAGCCCGGCGCCAAACTAGCCGTTATATGCCCTTACTGGGCATCTGGTAGAGCATACGGCGACCCCACTCACCAGTGGCCTCCTATCACAGATTTTTGGTTCTACTATTTAGGCAAAGACTGGCGCATGGTTAACGCGCCTCATACTGATAGTACGAATTGGCCTCAAGGGTATTCTTGTAATTTCAGCGCTACTTGGGGGTATGGATTACATCCCTCGGTCTCTACTAGAAACGCAGAGTACCAAGAATTTGCAGCCACCTTTTATAAGGAAGCTATTCAGGACATTCACGCAACCCTGACTAAACTATAAGGATTTATGTCCAATTTATCGAGTTTTATTAACATATTTACTGGTATTTTCTCAAACAAAATAACAGCAGATGCAGGTATTGCTCTATCGTCTGGCTCTATTAATAACCAGACAGGTACAACGTATACTTTAGTAGCTGCTGATAACGGTGAATTTGTCGTATGTGATAACGCATCGGCTATTACAGTAACAGTACCTTCTGGTCTTGGAGTTGGGTTTAGTTGTAGTATTATACAAAAAGGCGCTGGCCAAATAACTCTTTCCGCTAGTGGTACAACACTTAGGCTTGTAGCTTCTCAGAATAAAACAGCGGCACAGTACGCTGTAATGACGCTACTAAGCCATGTCGCTGATGAATTTATAGTTGGCGGAAATGTGAGCGCTTAATGTTTTTACCTGGGGTAATAGGGTTAGGTTCTACAAGTAAAAAAGTGCGTCTAGACAGTGTTGGTTCTTACATAACTACACCTGCCGCATCAACAAGCGTTACAATAGACACTATAATAGATAACTTACCAAGTAGACCCAATTCTTTATTATTGCTTTGGGTAGGGACTTGGAGTAATACACTTCGTTTTGATACAGCTACAGTAAGTAGAAATGGGGCGGCTTTTACAGTAGGTCAAGCAATTATAGGTGGACAAAACGAATCAAAATTTTCTCTGTGGTACAGATTAAACCCAAGCGCTTCTGATGGAGTGGGTGTAGTTATTACTAGTGATAGAGATGCATTTGATTCTAACAGTCGTTTATGCCTTCTTTGGGCTTATTTGTATGATGTAAATCAAACCACACCACTAAATGCAAGAGTAACTGATACAGACTTGACCGCCAACCCAACACTAACAGCTAGCCCGCTGTCAGGAGCTGTAGACAGGTACCCTATCGCGGGGGTGTTTGGGCAAGACACTGACGGGTCCGTAAATTGGACTTCAGGCGCTGGTCAAACTAGGCTGCACACAAGTGTCACAAACAACCGTGTTGGTGCAGCCATAGATACAAGAACTCCAGGCGCTACCACAGATTTTAGTATTACTGGTCAAATTACTACACCATTCGACGCAATGATGATTGCTATGAATGTAAACGCCGCTTAAAATGATTAGGAAAATAATCAAGTGAACTTAGCACAATTAGCACTACAGCATGGGGGACGATTAGTTCAGCTCATGTTACCGGCTTCGGTAACAAAGGGCATGGGAACTATGAATCCCTCTATTTTTTTGGATGGAGATAGAATCCTCGTAAATATACGAGTTCTTAACTACATACTATATCATAATGAGAGTCAGCGGTATCAACATTTTTGGGGGCCCCTTCAGTACATACATCCTGATGATGATAAAACCCTTAGAACATTTAATTTTATTGCTGAACTAAATGACGACTTAACTATTAAGTGGTTTCAGCCTGTAGACACATCATTGCTTGATGTAGTACCTATCTGGGAGTTCATAGGGCTAGAAGATGCTCGATTACTAAAAGTAGACGACAAATTCTATATGACCGGAGTGCGTAGAGATACTACCACTAATGGAGTTGGTCGTATGGAACTATCAGAAATTACAATAAGCCCAGAAAAAGTACAAGAAGTTAGCAGAGTACGCATACCTAGCACTGGTGCGGATAATACTTATTGCGAAAAAAATTGGATGCCTGTCTTAGGCGAAGATTCTTTTACTTACATAAAGTGGTGCTCTCCTACTGAGGTAGTTCAGTATAAGGATGGAAAAACCCTTATAAAAGTAATACATGGTAATCCATTTAGCTTTCAAGCAGATTTACGAGGCGGCTCACAAGTCGTGCCTTTCCAAGGCGGTTACCTAGCTATTACTCACGAAGTCTATCTACACCGTAGCGATCTAGGGGCTAAAAACGCTACATATAGACACAGATTTGTACGCTTTGATAAAGACTTAAAGATTATTGGTTGCTCCAATGATTTCTCCTTTATGGGCGCAGATATTGAGTTTTGTTGTGGGCTAGCTTTCAAAGACGGCAAAGCTTTAATGACCTTCGGGTTCCAAGATAACAGTGCTTTTATTCTAGAGATGCACGAGGATGTTTTAAATGACTTCATTACTTCTTAAGTACGTAGAGACCCCTAAGGACCCTTCGGTAAACTTCATGCTAGGATACGAGTATGAGCAACAAGGGCAAATAGCTTCTGCTGCCACCCACTACCTTAAAGCTGCTGATAACTTTACATCACCTATAATGATTTACGAAGCGCTTCTTCGTACAGCTATTTGCTTCAAAAAAGCTGGGGGGAGGTTCGAGACGGTTATTCCATTACTAAAACGATGTATAGCTCTAGCGCCGCATCAACCAGAAGCCTATTTTCACTTAGCTCAATACTATGAGTGGCAGCAGAACTGGCACGATTCCTATATGGTAAGTAGTATAGGCTTGAAGTGTGCCATCGAAGGCAATAAGCTACTAGACTACCCAGGAAAATACGCTCTTGAATTTGCAAAAGCTGTAGCTGCGTGGTGGATCGGGAATACTGAGGAATCCAGGGAGATGATGCACTCCTTATGGATGAGGTTAGATACGCTGAATGCCGATTACCAGGGATATGTTCTTAGAAACATACATAGTATTGGACACCCAGAAAGTTGGACAAAGTATACACAAGATCAGTACCCTGCTCTTAAACGTAAGTTCCCAGGGGCTGAAAGAATAGTAAGAAACTACTCTCAGGCTTATCAAGACTTGTTTGTGCTAATGGCAAATAAGGGTAAACAGGCTGGATACTTCTTAGAAATAGGTTGCGCCGATCCGTTTAAAAATAACAACACTTATTTACTTGAGAAGGACTTCTACTGGAGAGGTATATCTATTGATATAGACTTTGCGGTTATACAGCGTTTTAGAAAAGAACGCCCCGGCCCTTCTTACAATTCAGACGCTTTAAAGCTAGACTATTCTCAAATACTAAAAGAAAACAATGCTCCCAAAGTTATAGACTATCTACAGATAGATTGCGACCCGCCAACTGTATCGCTAGAGATTCTTAAGCGCATACCTTTTAACGAGTATAAATTTAACGCTATCACTTTTGAGCATGACTTTTATGCAGACCCAACTATTAGAGAACAATCTAGAGCTTACTTGCGCGCTCATAATTATGAACTGATAGTATCTGACGTAGCCTTCACTGTGGGAAAAAGTTTTGAAGATTGGTGGGTACACGCAAGCGTGCCCGTAGCTAGTCCGAACAAAGATACTTCTAATCTTATAAAAGTAGCGAGGGATTATATGTTCGACACCACAGCTCTTAAAAATAGTTCTTGACAGCGATCTCAAGTTGGGCTATACTTAACGTAATAAATCAGTAATGCGCTCGCCAGACGGGACCTAGGCTTTCAATCCAATTGGTAGAGGGTTTGAGTCCCTCCGAGCGCACCACATTTAAGGAAAACAATAATGACGAACCACGGTTGAATACCATGCTAGAGCACCTCCTTAGTGGATAGGAAGCCTGAAAAACACCTATTCATTAATTTAAAAAATCATAAGGAAATCTAACATGTCAATTGAACTCAAAGTTAAAGCTCTCAGCCTTGCTGCGGAGACTCGTATTATTAAACAACAAGAACAAAAGTGTATGCAACGCTCTAAGCGTTATTATGCATACCAAGTTGAGCGCCTTCAGGCGAAGATGAATAAAATCCTTGATGCTATCAAAAGCATTGAAGATTCTCGGGAACATGAAGTAGAGCGTCGTGTTCTATTCACTCGACTTACCCAGATTCGTAACCGAATCCAAATCCTCAACATTAACCTTCAAAAAAGACAGCCTTCTGACCTATTCATCAAAAAGATGAATAATCAGCGTATTTCGCTAGAGCGTCATCGTATTGATGTTGTTCGTGCGGAAGCTCGTGCAACTCATATTGCTCGGGGCTACATGGCCGGCCGTAGTTGGCAGGAAATGGAAGGCACTAAATCAGCCGCTATGTTTGGTGGCTGGGAGCGTGTCTACGCTATGGTGATGAAGTATGATACACGTACTAGCCCCACAGCTCGTAAAGCACTATTTGATTCATGGCTTACTAGTCTTGGGATTATTCACGAAGAAAAAGTAATCGAACCTTCTAGCCCATCCGGCAGAGTTGTTCGATACCAAGTATTCAAAAAAGCAGCTTAATACTTCCTTAGTTTAGCGGTAAAACACCAGTTTTATAAACTGTATCGTCTCCAGATAGGAGAGCGTCGTGGGTTCGAATCCCGCAGGAAGTACCACTTTATGCCCCCGTAGCTCAGCGAGAGCCCGAGACAAGTTCCTCGGAGGTCGCCGTGTTCGAAGCCGGCCGGGGGTGCCAATTTTTAGGAGAATATAATGACTACAATGCGTGCAAAAATGAGACTTAACGCAATCACTAATCGCTATAGAGAGAATGACGATGGTCCTGTTTTGCAAGAAACTTTAGAGTTTTCTGCTGTTGCGGCTAAAAGTTACCCTGCAGATGGTAGCGATGAGGATAATACTTATGCTAAATTTTCGCCCTCCGGCGTCCTTAGCTTAGCTGTTGCAAACCCAGCCCTTATAGGAAAATTTGATGTTGGTGAAAAATATTATTTGGACTTTACTCCAGCCGATTAAAAACTTCAACTGGGGGCTAGTACTAGTATTAGCCCTCAGTATTGCTTTCTGGGTTTTCATATATCAGGCGGTAACGTAAAAGAGCTTTTACACAACTGCTTGGAGATATAATGAATAAAGAAGAATTAAGAAGAAAAATTGAAGAAGCAGGCGACGCGATAGTCACTTATAAAGGCCAAGAGTCTAATAAGTTAAAATATAATGTTGTTACAGTAGACTTCAGTACCCCATATATAAAAGAAAAGCGTACTCATGCACAAGAGACAGAAAATACTGTCTTAACTTGGGCTTGGGACACGGATTCTTATAGACTAGTGCGCGCTGATTTAGTGACTTCAGTTGCTCCCTTAGCCAGCGTCCTTAAAAACAATGTATGATCGTATCATTTATGAGACTGAAGACTTTCAATGGAGAGTCACTGTCAACGTATTTAATGGAGTAGAATACCTCCATATACGTAAATACTATTTGGACTTTGATGAGAATTGGTGCCCAGGTAAAGATGGCGTAGTTATGCCCCTAGACTTGGATAACATCAAACAATTATTCATAGCTTGCCTAGAGATTCTATCTCTTGGGGAAAGTAAGCAAGCTATTGCAGAACATTTTAGTGAATTGCTGAAGGATATCTACGTTTGAACATCTTCTATCTAAGCCACGATGTTAATAAATGTGCTCGTGAGCATGTAGATAAGCACTGTGTCAAGATGATTCTAGAATACGCTCAGTTACTTTCTACAGCTCATAGAGTTATAGATGGTGTTGAAGGAATACGGCTGTCTGAGTCTGGGCGACGACTAAAAACCTGGGTACTGCCTGACGATAGAGAAGATGTTCTTTATAAGGCTACCCACGTAAATCACCCATCAGCTATTTGGGCTAGAGCTAGTCGTAGTAATTATGAGTATTTGGCTGATTTATTCATTGCTTTATGCCAAGAGTACACTTATAGGTACGGTAAAACACATAAGTCTAGTGAACTTATAGACATGCTGGCATGTTACCCTGATAACATCCCAAATTTACCGTTTACGCAACCTACTCAAGCTATGCCCGATCAATACAAATCGGATAACTCTATTTTTGCATATAGAGCATATTATATAGGCGAAAAGTCTGACCTTTTCTCTTGGAAAAACCGACCTATTCCTGATTGGGTTCCCGCAAATAGTTCTTGACTTTCAACTCCAGTTATGGCATAATACTTAAATGATTAAAGACCTCCTTGACAAAGCAAGCAAAGCATACTACGACGGTGCTCCCATCATATCTGATGAGGAATTTGATAACCTTGCGGAGAAATCAGGCTACAACAAAGTAGGTGCGGACGCTGTAAAAGGCGTCCCGCACTTTTTTCGTATGTACTCTCTACAGAAAGTTCATTACGGGGAAGAGGTTCTTGCTCCTAAGTTTGAACAACCAATCACAACTGTCAAACTTGATGGCGCAGCTATAAGCATCACTTACTGCTGCCACCTTCTGTTAAAAAATACTTTCAAGCTATACCGAATCCTCACTAGAGGTGATGGCATTAAAGGTCTAGACGTAACAGATAAACTACGGCACCTCGTGCCAGCTACAATAGAACTTCCTACAGACGCTCTAGCTGTGCAAATTAACGCAGAGCTTGTAGCCCCTAAAACCATAGAAAACGCGCGTAATTACGCTGCAGGCGCTATGAACCTAAAAAGCGTAGAAGAAGTTAAGACCAGAGACCTAACTGTAGTAGCATATGATTGTGTACCAGGTTTTTATAACACATACTTTGATACTTTGGGCGCGCTCTGGCACGCAGGGTTTAAAACGGTAAAAGCTCCAGAGCTATCCGACAAATTTCCAACAGATGGATTTGTTGTAAGGGAGAATGACAATGCAAAATTCAATGCCGCCGGCCACACTTCAAAGCATCCAAGAGCAGCTTATGCTCTTAAACCAAAACCTACTGCAGTTACAACAACTCTTATTGACGTTGAATGGCAAGTTGGTCGTACCGGTGTCGTATCCCCAGTGGCCATACTTGAGCCCGTCTTGGTGGGAGACGCAACCGTCTCTCGTGCCACCTTACATAACATGGAATATATCAACGCCCTTGGACTCACCCTCGGGTGCACAGTTGAGCTTATTCGATCTGGTGAAATCATCCCAAGAATTGTAGGTCGAGTTGATAGTGTGTAGCTGTCGTAATATCAGCGATAGAAATTATACTCCAGAGGAGCTGAAGAAGCGTCTGAGAGAAAAAGATATCAAATGCGGTATTTGTGTACGAAAGAAGTAAATGGTTGACTATACTCTTGGCTCTAGAGATAAAAAACTTTGGGTAGTAGAGAACTTCTACGCTAATCCTGAAAGTATTAGACAGCATGCCTTGAACGTTCCATACGTAGAAGGCGGGCTAGGTAGAGGGTTTATTGGTCGTCGTTCTGAGAAGCAGTATCTATGGCCAGGGCTCAAAGAACGCTTTGAGATTATAATGGGTACTGCCATTACCGCTTGGGAAAGCCACGGAATGAATGGTAGGTTTCAGATGTGTTACGCTGGCCAGCCCGTAGTATATCATTGTGATGCGCAAAAGTGGGCTGGAATGATTTACCTAACTCCTAACGCTCCCTTTCACACTGGTACGAATCTAATCGCGCATAGAGAAACAAAAGCTAGAACCTATAATGATCCTAACTTCGATAAAGTTTTCCCAGATCAAGCTTTCCTAGACGGTACGCCTTTCGAGCCAGTAGATTGTATTGGTAACGTGTTTAATAGGCTTGTGATCTTTGATGCAAGTTCTCTTCATTGTGCTGGCGGGTACTTTGGCTCTAGACCAGATAATACTCGCTTATGGCAGATGTTCTTTTTTGATTAATGTCATACAGCACAACATATTTCAAAAATAATCCAGACGTAGCCAAATCCCCCGGAGTACTATATCTTCTAGTACTTGTTAATAAAAGGACTGATAAACGTGAGTGTATCAAAATCGGAATTACCAAAGGAAAAAGCTACAAAGCTGTTTCTGCCCGCGCAGGGGGCTTTCGTATCTATGAGCACAGAGTCCAAAAAATCATTAAGGGAACTCTGGAAGAAGTTTACAACCTGGAGCAAACACTTCATAGAGAATTTGCATGTGAGCGATATTATCCTGCTGAGTCTTTTGGTGGCCACACTGAGTGCTTTAATATTGCAATACTTAAGGACGTTTTAAATGTTTTGGATGACAACTGAGTACCCCACACTAGAGATCACTACTAATATAGCCCCTAAAGGATGTGTGGTAGATTGTGCCTTTTGTCCCCAAAGAACACTAGAAAAAGCTTACACTTCAGATATTAGGACACTAACTTTAGACAATTTTAAGCTAGTACTAGATAAGATACCTACACAAGTACGAGTTACTTTTTCCGGCTTCACTGAGCCTTGGTTGAATAGAGCTTGCACAGACATGGTGCTGTGGGCCTACTATAAAGGACACGAAGTAGCAGCTTTTACCACTGGCGTAGGAATGATGCCAGAAGACGTAGAACGGCTAAGGCACGTACAATTTGCAGGCCACCCTAACGGGGGCTTCACTTTACATCTACCAGATGCTGAAAGAATAGCTAAACACCCAATTACTAAAAACTATATTCAGGTTCTGGAAAAATTTAAAGAATTTCCTATTACTAACTTCTACACTATGTGTATGAGCCCAAATATACACCCCGATATAACTCATATCTTTGATAGAGCTGTAGTCCCAGCTTTTTACGATAGAGCTGGAAACTTGAGTAAAGAAGTAGCTCAAAAACCAGAGTATAGTATCATAAGAAGCAAGATACGAACTACACCCTATAGCACAAACCCTAAGACTTGTGGTTGTATGGAAAAATTATACCATAATGTACTGCTGCCTAATGGCGATGTATCCTTATGTTGTATGGATTACAGCCTTAAATATATACTAGGTAACTTATTTACCCAAGAGTATAACCAAGTAATACCAGAGCCAGATACTCCTTTCCTGCTCTGCCAAACTTGCGAAAACGGTGTGAGGGTCTATTAAATGCTAGATATTAAATGGTACTATGACCAATGGCCTCCTACAAACGAGCTTGTAATTGTTGTTTTTGACACTTCTACAGTAAGCTCCGTTTCAAATTACCCTAGAATAGAGCAAGGCTATGTAAGATGGGTATCTAATGGGGTAGCCTTCTTCCCTGAGGGGGATATTCATCCTATACACTCTCACTTTCACCCAGTTGCCTGGAGATACGCAGATGCTTTTAGAAGCTAAATTAGAGAAAAACGGTTCATTTACTGTAGAGTACGATGACGAAGGGCAGGATGCTCTCATCAAAGCCGGTATTTTTTCAGGTCTATGGAAAGCTATAGATTCTGATAAGATTGGTCAGCTAGAGCAAGAAGTCAAGCGGTTGAAGAAACGCAACCGTAGACTCAGAGAAAAGCTACGAAATGAAAAATAAGATCATACTAGGCGGCGGCGCTGTACTTGCTGTGGCAGCCTTAGTTTACCAAATTTATATTATGTTCACAGGAGGCTGATTTGTCGGTCAAGTTAATTTCGTATTCCCAACCTGAACGTGAGTTTGGGAAAGTATCTCTGCCTCTCGATCTAGTAGCCTATTGTGCTAAAGTTTCCAATCCTGCAAACCAGGACAAAATGGATACAGCCCCTAAGCTCATCAAATATCTTATTGATAATAATCACTGGTCTCCGTTCGAAATGGTTTCTGTATGTATGGAGATCACAACAACTAGGGACATCGCACGTCAGATTCTTCGTCACAGGTCTTTCAGCTTTCAGGAGTTTAGTCAGCGATACGCTGACCCCGCAGCACTTGGTGAGCAGTATGTGCCTAGAGAAGCTCGTCTTCAAGATAATAAAAATAGGCAGAACTCTATCGAAACTGAGGATGAGCAATTAAAAGCTCGTTGGTTAATTGAACAACAAAGAGTATATAATATGTCTATGGAAGCTTACACATGGGCGGTCAGCAACGGTATTGCTAAAGAACAAGCTCGCGCTGTGCTTCCAGAGGGTAACACTAAGAGTAGGCTTTACATGAATGGCACGCTTCGTAGCTGGATTCACTTTGTTCAACTTCGCTCAGCAAATGGTACTCAAAAAGAGCATCAAAAAATTGCAGTTGACGCTGGTTGGATTATCAATGATCTATATGGTATTAATATTTTCAACTTGGACAGCTAAGAAAAATTCTCCTTGACTTTGACGGTCATCGGGGTTATACTATAAGGACAGTAAGAGATACATATGACACAGATCGAAGCCCCAAAACATTGCCCATCTTGTAGCAGTACGCTTGAGATCGTTAATTCTGTCCTTTACTGTAGAAACGCTGACTGCCCCGCACAAGGACTCAAACTAATAGAGAATTTTGGAAAGGTCCTAAAAATAATCGGGCTAGGACCTGCAGCAATTCGTAAACTAAACGTCGTCTCTATCACAGACTTATATAGTTTAGATAAAGATGATATTAACCAGTGTCTCGGAGACGCGTTAGGTAATAAGCTCTATGCAAACATTGAAAAAAGTAAAACTGCGAGCCTAAACCAAGTTCTCCCCGCCATGGGTATACCACTAATAGGCAAAGTAGCCTCAGACAAAATATGCGCTAATATTAACCATTTAAGTGAAATCACAGAAAAGTTAGCGAATTCTGTTCTTGGCCCCAAAGCCGCCACTAATCTTCTTAATTGGCTAGATACAGAGGAATGGATAGACCTACCATTTTCTTTCATAGCTGAGAAGAAAAATACTACAGGTGATACAGTATGTATTACTGGAAAACTAAAGTCTTTCAAAACTAAAGCCGAAGCTAATGTTTACCTTTCCGAAAAAGGATATACACCAGTAGAAAGCGTGACTAAGACAACCAAGTATCTGGTTAACGAGTCTGGGGTTGAAAGCGCAAAGACTGAAAAAGCACGTGCCAATGGCACAATCATTATTAATAATATAAAGGATCTAATATAATGGCACTACCAAAATGGGATGAAGCCCGCCTTGCGCAGCTAGTAGCTTACGTAGGCAACGAAGAACCAGTATCTATTCAAACTGTAAATGCAGCCGCTGTAGAACTGGAAACAACTGCACGTTCAATCGCTGCTAAGCTTCGTAAAGAAGGCTATGACGTCGAGAAGTCGGCAACTGTAGCCACCAAGACGTTCACGGAAGAACAAGAAGACGCTCTTCGCGAGTTCCTTGTTAAGAATTCCGGAGACTACACATTCGCAGAAATCGCAGCAGCATTTGCTAACGGCGCTTTCTCCGCGAAGCAAATTCAAGGTAAAGTTCTTTCTATGGAACTTACCGACGCTGTTAAGCCAACTGAGAAGAAAGTTTACGAGCGTACCTTCAACGACAAGGAACAAGCAATTTTCATCAAGATGGCAAACGACGACGCCTTCCTTGAAGATATCGCTAGCAAGCTAAACCGCACGGTACCTTCGGTACGCGGTAAGGCTCTATCGCTCCTTCGCACGAAGGAAATCTCCGCGATCCCAGCGTCTAAGAACGTTGCGAAAGTAGAAGATGCGTTCGAAGGTCTTGACCTAGCGAACATGACTGTAGCAGAAATCTCTGTGAAAGTTGACCGCTCAGAGCGTGGCGTGAAGACAATGTTGACTCGTCGTGGAGTTGACGCGAAAGACTATTCAGGCGCTGCAAAAGCTGCAAAGAATGCTGCAAAAGCCTAATCTTTTAGTCTAATGAGCAACAGCGGGGTGGAGGGAGACTTCCACCCCGTTTTTGTTGGAGAAACACCTTGGATCTTGCTAGTGCTTTATTTAAGCAGTTGCTAACCCAACAGGATATCTCTACTTGGTCTTCTCTCAGAAAAAACTATCTTACACCTGAATATTCTTCATTATACGACAAAGTTTCCTCTTTCGTAGATAGGTTCAACAAACTACCTACCTTCGAAGAGCTTAAATTCGATGCCAAAAGTAAACAACTACTACAACGTGTAGCTATTGTTGAACAAGTAGAAGTAGACACCGATGCCGGTATTCTTCTAGAGTTTCTAAAAAACGACTACTCTCAACGGCTAGTACTTGAGGGAGTTACGAAACTTATAGATAATTCCGTGGCTTTTGAAAGTGCTGCTGAAACTATCCAAGCCCTGCAGGACGTTATCGTAGGGATTGAGAAAAAGATCGATCTTGATGAAGAACAAGAAACAATGCAAAGGATAGCGCTATTTGAGCCGCAAGAAGTTATATCTCGTTACATACCATTAGGGTTAAATACTGAATTTGACTCCGTGATCCAATATACCCCCGAAGATCTAATCATGATTGGGGGTAGACGAGGATCAGGAAAATCTCTAGTTTGCGCCAATGTCATGGCTAATATGCAAGCAGAGAACAAATCTTCAATGTACTTCACTATAGAAATGCACCAGCGCGATATTATTCAGCGTGTTGCATCTATTGGTGCAAATGTTTCTGCCTATAGACTACGTAATAGAACACTATCCTCGGATGAGCTGTTCAGAGTAGCAAAATGGTGGTCTTCTAGGTACGAAGGTGGTGAAGATTTCTTTAAAGAACATTACGGGCTGCACATCTCTTTTGATGAGTTTCATAAAAAACTGATAAGCCTGCCTCTTAAAGAGTCCAGGTTTGAAGTCATTTATGATCCTCAAATGACTGTATCTAAAATTAGGTCAGAGTGTGAGCGTAAAGTTCCTCTAATAAAACCGTCAGTAATTATTATTGACTACATAAACAAAATTAAGCTGTCTAAGATTCCCTCTAAAAAAGGCTCTTTTGATTGGGGCGAGCAGATTGAAGTGGCTAACTTTCTAAAAGCTGACATTGCACAAAAGTTTGGCATACCTGTGGTATGCCCTTATCAGATTGATGCAAGTGGAGAAGCCAGATTTGCCAAAGGTATTCTGGACCCAGCAGATGCTGCCTTTACTCTAGACCCACATCAAAAGGATGATTGTGCAATGACGTTTACTTGTACAAAAGATAGAAGAAATGCGGAAACTAACTTTACTTCTAGCATGGACTGGGACACCCTGAAAATTGGCCCGGACTCTGCAGTTGTAACTGCTAAGGACGAAGACGAGGATAAAGACAAAGAAGAAGTAGAAGATAGAAAGTGGCAAAAATAGTTCTTGACACCAGCAAATCTTTATGCTATACTGATCAAAATAGGGAAATGCCATGAATGTGGAAGAAGTTCTAGTAAAACACAAGATAGCGTTTATCCCCAGCGGTAAAGACTTCTTAATAAAATGCCTTAACCCGGAACACGATGACAGTAACCCGTCCATGAGAATGGACCGGGTTACTGGTATCTTTCACTGCTTCTCCTGTGGGCATAGAGGAAACATATTTAGCAAGTTTGGAATAGAACAATCCAGGCTAGATATGCTTAGAAACACCCTTAAAAAGAAAATCGAGCAGGTAACCCTAGAAAGAGTGGGCTTGCAGATTCCTGAAGATGCGGTTTTCTGGGAGGACGATTATCGAGGTATATCGGCAGCAACTTATAAGAAATTCAAAGCTTTTACTTATGAGGACGAATTCCCTAACAGATTGGTGTTCCCAATCTATGATATCACAGGTAAAATAACTAACTTTTCTGCAAGATCATTCGATGCTTTTGCGAAACCTAAATACAAGCTTTATCCTGCTGGTTCGCAGGCTCCTATGTACCCTATGACTAACAAGCCAAAATTTAGTACAATAGTACTTGTTGAAGGCGTGTTTGATATGCTTAAGTTGTATGATAATGGTATTACATTCGTAATGACAGCTTTTGGCACTCAAACAGTTAATGAAGATAAACTTAGCTTGCTGAAAATGTTAGGCGTGCATGAGTTGCATGTACTATTTGACGGCGACGAGGCGGGGCAAGCCGCTGCCGAGAAAGTAGTGCCTCTAGCAGATAGTATGGGATTTCACACTAAGAATATAGTGTTGACCAATTATTTCGATGAAGGCGCTGACCCAGGAAGCTTAACACGAGAACAAATTAGAAAGTTGAAATCACGCGAATGGCCAGAGTACTAGTTGTAGAGACAAAACCTACAAATACTGTCTATAGACAGTTCACATTTGAATATGATAAAGTATCGCTAGCCAGCGATCCTACCCTTAAGAAAGTTCTGAAGAAAGACGTAGTTATTGAGACGTCTATCGCGGATGCGTATGATTGGGTCATCCTAGTAGGCTCTGAGCCTTTTAAGTTCTTCACAGGCAAGAGTTCTGTAACAGAATACTCAGGAAAAGTAGTGGATGAGAAGTTCATTCCTACTATTAATCCTGCCATGCTTGCTTTCAAGCCTGAAGCTAAACCGCTTTGGGAGGATTCTGTAAAGTCTATTAACGCTTTTATCAGCGGAAGTAAAGTTACTCCTAAATATAATATGAATAACTTTAAAGGTATTACAGACGAAGAAGAAGCTTATAAATATCTAATATGGTGCCACGATCAGCCTTATTCTTATATAGGTCTTGACTCTGAAACCAGCGACTTATACCCACGAAATGGAGAAGTGCTTGGCATCTCCATTTCTGCCGCGCCAAACACAGGCGCTTACATTCACACCGATTGTTTAAGTGAACGTAACGATAAACTTTTACGTGATCTATTCGGGAAGAAAACCGTAGTATTCCATAACGCTAAGTTCGATATGGGTTGGTTTGCCTACCACTTTAAGTGGTTCTTCCCTAAGTTCGAAGATACTATGCTTCTCCATTATACGCTGGATGAACAACCAGGCAACCACGGCCTTAAGTCACTAGCACTTAAATATACAGACTATGGGGACTATGAAGAGCCTCTGCAGCAGTTTATTTCAACGTACTGCAAGACTAATGGTATTCTAAAAGGAGACTTCAACTACGGGTTAATTCCTTTTGATATTATGTGGCCTTACGCAGCTATCGACGCTTGCGTCACATTCCTTCTCTACGACAAGTTCCGTCGAGCCGTTGAACGCAATCCTAGGCTACTGAAGATGTATGAGAACATCCTCATTCCTGGCTCTAGGTTCTTAACTAAGATTCAGGATAATGGAGTTCCTTTCAATCTTGAGAGACTAAAGCTAGCCCAAAAGGCTATGACTAAGGAGATTGACGCTGCAGTACTTACCCTTAAAGCTTACCCAGAAGTTCAAAAATTCGAGCGAGACCAAGGAGCCGAATTCAACCCAAACTCCGTCCAACAACTGCGAAAGCTACTGTTCGATTACTTACGTTTGGAGCCTACCGGAATCCTTACCGGAACGGGAGCTGACTCCACAAATGCAGAAGTTCTTGAACAACTTGCAGAAGCACATCCAATCCCAGCTCTTATTCTCACCATCCGAAAACAGAGCAAGATCAAGAATACTTACCTCGACAAAATCATCCCCGAACTTGACCGGGACAGCAAGCTCAGAACCAGCTTCAACCTACATTCTACCACATCTGGTCGCTTATCCTCTAGCGGTAAGTTAAACATGCAGCAGCTACCGCGGGATAACCCAGCGGTTAAAGGCTGTATCAAAGCTCGCCCAGGGTACAAGATTGTATCAATGGACTTGAAAACAGCTGAGATGTATATCGCCGCTGTTCTCTCTGGCGACCCAGAACTAATGGACGTGTTCAAGTCTGGAGGAGACTTCCACTCTACCATCGCTAAGAAGGTGTTCAATCTTCCGTGTAAGGTAGAAGAGGTTTCAAAACTATTCCCAGGTGAACGTCAGGCTGCTAAAGCTATTTCGTTCGGTATTCTATACGGAGCTGGTGCTAATAAGATTTCTGCTACCGTTACTAAGGGTATGCAGGAGAAAGATCCAGGAGCTATTTATACTAAGTCAGAAGCCCAAGAGGCTATCGACGACTACTTCAAAACGTTCAAGCGACTTAAGAAGTGGCTAAAAACCTCAGAAGATAAGATTCTTGCTGATGGGTTCATTTATAGTCACTTCGGCCGTAAACGTAGACTAAGAAATATCGCTAGCGACAACAAAGGCATTGTTGCTCACGAAGTACGTTCTGGTATTAACTTCTTAATTCAGTCTCCTTCTTCCGATATTAACCTTCTTGCAGCTGTTGAGCTACAGGACTATATTGAAGAGAGAAAGATAGACGCTAAGATCTTCGCCCTAGTGCACGACTCTGTGTTGGCTGAAGTTAAAGAAGAGTACGTAGACCAGTATCGTAAAAAACTAAAAGCCTTAGTCGAATTAGATAGAGGATTGAATATTCCGGGCATGCCTATTGGCTGCGAATTCTCTGTTTCCGACGATTACTCAGAAGGCGCATTTGAGGAGAAGTTCTTTGGAGAGGACGATCAAATCGCTGCATAAAGTTAACTACCCCGTCTACAAGGTAGACCAAGAACCTATTACAGTCGATGGGCTTACCTTTGTAGGCGGGAATATAGTTGACGACAGAAACATCTCCGCTAGAACCTTAGGGGCTAGAAGACTACTTAGCCCCCACCCTCTTTATAAGCTTTTAAGACACCGCGGAGATGTAATAGAGCTTATAAAAGACACAGCCGGTACCAGGTCCTGGTACATAGACAACCTAGGGTCTTATTTTACCTATAAGCGTACATCTCTGCAAAGACTTGTTTGTCACAAAATAGACAACGTTATTTACAAAGATTTTTACTCGCTAATTATATTGGAAGGAATTAACTTTCCAATAGTAGTTAATAGACCCCCAGTCGGGAGTTTCGCCCAGATATTATACTATAAAGACCTTCCATGGAAACTATATAATATAATGTACGAATGGGAAAAGCCTACCCGGAAGAAAGTATAATGGGTTCACCAAATGGTAACTTACAGTTATCTCGTATAAAAGCTTTAAATCCAAGACAAAAAGAGGTGTTAGCCTCCAATAAAAACCTAGTAGTCCACGGCGCTGCTGGTACTGGAAAAACTCTATTGGTTCTGTATAGAGCCCTAGTAGAGGTCGAAGCTAGACGCTTAGAAAAAGTAATTATTATGCGTAGTGCTGTACCAACAAGAAATATAGGATTCTTACCAGGATCAGCTTCAGAGAAGACTAAAGTATATGAAGCACCCTATATGGATTTAGCTTCGCAACTCTATGACAAAGAGGATGCGTACACAATGCTAAAAAGACAGAAAAAAGTAGAGTTCGTATCAACCTCATTTATAAGAGGCATAAACACAGAAAATTGTTTTCTGATCGTGGACGAGTTTCAAAACATGAACTTCCATGAGTTAGATTCCATTATTACTAGACTCGGAAAGAACTGCAAAATAGCCTTTAGTGGTGACGCAGGACAGGCCGACTTACAGAATAATGGGCTAAGACCTTTTATGAATATTCTTCAAAGAATGCCAGATCTATTTGATATAGTAGAGTTTGGAATTGAAGATATAGTTAGAAGTGAACTTGTCAAACGCTACCTAACGGAAAAACATAAACTCAATGAAATTAATAAAACTGATAGCCTTAGCAACCCTGTTATTGACAGCTTGCACAAACTACCAGATTCCCGTACCGGCGAATCACTTATTATTCAGCCCGGTATCATTAGAAATGGAAATGGAGCCGAAACCCTTAGATAAATCTAGCGTAGATTGTCTAACACAAAATATCTATTTTGAAGCTAGAAACCAGCCTGTAGAAGGTCAGTTTGCGGTAGCAGAAGTAGTTATTAATAGAACTAAAGACCCCGACTTCCCAGATAACATTTGCAAAGTTATAAAGCAGAAAACAAAAAACAACTGCCAATTTTCGTGGTATTGTGACGGGAAGAAGGACGTGATGGTGGAAGAAGAAGCTATTGCTTTAGCAACTTATATAGCTATTAGCGTATTGGAAAACCCAACTAATATTACAAAGGGCGCCAAATACTATCACGCAGACTATGTATCCCCCAATTGGGGGAAAGAAAAAACAGTTACTATAGGAGATCACGTATTTTATACGTAATAACATGGCAAAAGCAGTATTAACGAATAGAATATTCCTAGAAGTTAATCCAGAACTTCAAAGCCACTTATTACGGGCACTAACATATAAAATACCCCAATATAGGGATGACTTACCCCCTAAGATAATAACTAACGCTAGGATAATCAAAGAAGGCTTAATGTCCATACCTAGCGGTAGGATTGACTTGATTCCAGAAGACTACGAGATTATAAATAGAAGAGTACTAGACTTTGTTGATTTCCCTCCCTTCCGTGGGGAGTTACGACAAAATCAATCTGCTGTTCATGATCACGTAGCTTCTGACTGTTTTATCAATGCTAATACTAGTTGGGGGAAGACTTTCACTGCTCTAAAAATAGCTGGTAAGCTAGAGCAAAGGACTCTGATAATCGTACACACTTTGGCCCTTAGGGACCAGTGGATTGCAGAATGTGAGAAAGTCTATGGTTTTACCCCTGGAATTATTGGCAGCGGCCGTTTTGATTGTAGTATGCCTATCAACGTTGGTAATATACAAACTCTTTATAGAGTTGCTGGAGAGAAGATTACTAAAACTTTCGGTACTATTATTGTTGATGAGTGCCACCATATTCCTTCTAGGACTTTCTCTAGTCTCATCGATTCCAACCATGCTTTTTATAAGATAGGGTTGTCAGCTTCGGCTAAACGAAAAGATGGACTACACCTGCTATTCCCAGATTACTTTAGTAATAAGGTGTTTAAGCCAGCTGAAGAAAATAGAATGACACCTACTATTCATAGGGTAAAATTACCTATAAGAGTAGCAGACGGGGAACAACCTTGGGCAGTAAAAATAAATGATCTTGCAGACAATGAAGTATATCAGCGTACTATTGCTTTGATGGCAGCTAGTTATGCGGCTAAAGGACACAAAGTATTAGTACTATCCAGTAGAACTAAACTTATGAAACGAGCTCACGAACTTACACCCAAAAGTGTTGTAGTTACCGGAACCACTAAAGATAGAGCCGCTCAAATACAGAAAATGAGAGACGGAACCCATAGTGTTTTATATGGTAGTTTAAGTATATTTGCTGAAGGTGTTTCAGAAAACTATTTAAGTTGTTTGATAATTGCTACTCCTATTAATAATGAACCTTTATTGGATCAGCTGGTAGGTAGAGTAATTAGAACACAAGAGGGTAAAATTGACCCTATTGTAGTTATGCCCCAGCTTATGGGGAAAACAGTAGAAAAGCAACAACAACTCATGAAAGGCTACTTCATGAGAGCTGGTTATCAAGTCATAGACCTCTGAAAAATTCAGCTTGACTTTGGCAAGAAGGCGTGCTATACTTATGATTCAATTCGACTGGCAACGCGTAAAACGCCTGGCAAACGGTAGCAACATAGAGCTAATTAAAGTTATGTCCGCTATTACATGGCCAGAAGCCGCTCCCACTAGACAACAAAAAAGACTCAATCCTTACTACTGGAAGGACTATGAGGGTATTTCTTTTCTAATAGAACCTGAAAAGCTTCTAACAAAGAAATACGAACTACCAGTAAAAGATATAGTAGAGTACATCGCTTTAGCTAGTAAAAGGTCCTTAGCGGAATATCTATTGACCGGCGATACGACATTGGATATAAGGCTAGCTCCTTTTATACCAGAAACAAATCAACTATTAACAATATCTAATAACGCAGTACATTTTAAGTACGAACAAGGGTAAACAAATGGCACTATCATTTAACACTGTAAAAGGCGAAGCAGATCGCGAAAAAACTCCAAGCTACAAGATGAAAGACGGTGAAAACCGCATTCGCATTGTTGGAGGCGTTCTAGGCCGTTATATCTACTGGATTCCAAATTCCGACGGTCAGAAGTCCCCTGTTGAGTGTCTCTCATTCAACCGCGAAACTGAAAAGTTCGATAACGCTCAAAAAGATTGGGTGAAAGAATATTACCCCGACCTTAAAGCTGAATGGGCCTACGCAAGCCTTTGCGTAGACGCTAAAGACCCCACTAAGGTTCTTATCTTCAACCACAAGAAGAAATTGTTCAATGCTATCGTTGGCCTCGTAGAAGATCTGGGGAACCCTGGAGACACTGAAGAAGGCTGGGACATTGTTTTCACAAAGGCGAAAACTGGTCCTAAAGTATTCAACGTAGAATACACACTTCAGCAAATGAAGTGCAGCAAGAGCAAGAAGCCTGTTTCTGCAGAAGTAAAAGCTTTATTCGATGCCCATCCTACTATTGATGAAGTATTGAAGCGTGCTCCTCCTGAAGACATCAAGAAATATCTTGATAACCTTCGTGCCGGCGCACCTGTAGATAAAAAGGGTGAATCTGTGGACGATGAAATCCCAGACGATTTCACTACCTAATCAAAAAAGGGCGGGCTTTCGGGCCCGCCCTTCCTATCTAAGGAACCAATGATACTCTTTACAGCAGACTGGCATATAAAATTAGGGCAAAAAAATGTACCTGTTGACTGGGCGGTCAATAGGTATAATTTATTTCTAGATCAGCTTTCTAAGATACCACATTCTCTACATATTGTAGGTGGGGATATTTTCGATAAGTTGCCCTCCCTAGCGGAGCTTGCTATCTTTTTTCAGTTTGTACAGCAATGCACTGAAGAAACAATTATATACGACGGCAACCACGAAGCTACAAAAAAGGGAGAGTCTTTTTTACATACTTTAAAGCATGTAGTAAGCGCTCTTAACCCGCTTGTCAGCATTCTAACTGACGGGTATGAAACCTCAAAATTTGTAGTTTTACCATACACTGACCTTCACCAAAAAGGGTCTATAGAGGGTATTGATAGTACCCTTGCTATTTTTACACACGTAAGAGGTGAAATTCCTCCCCATGTCAAGCCAGAGGTGGACCTTGAAAGATTCGCAAGATTTCCTATTGTATATGCGGGGGATTTGCATAGTCATAGTAATAGTCAGCGTAATATTGTTTACCCCGGCAGCCCAATGACAACTAGTTTTCACAGAAATAATGTAGATACCGGGTATCTACTTATAGACGAGGAAGACCTGACAAAATGGACTTGGCATAAGTTTAACCTGCCACAGTTAATTAGAAAAACGGTATCTAGTTCGGAAGAGATGATCCCAACTAAGTATGACCACACAATTTATGAAATAGAGGGCGACCTCCAGCAATTAAGTACTGTAGAGAACTCCGAGCTATTAGACAAAAAGATAGTTAAAAGAAGTACAGAAGTAACTATCAATCTAATGGACAAAACTATTCCAGAAGAACTAGACATATACCTGGAAGAAGTTTTAAAGTTACCTGCTGATACAAGAGAGGCTGTTTTGGAGATTTTTAATGCTTATCATGGAAGAAGCTAGTTGGGGTGGCTGTTTTAGCTACGGGGATAATAACGTAGTAAAACTGAACGGCCCTAATATAACCCAATTGTTAGGAGAGAATGGGGCTGGTAAGTCTTCCATAGCTCTTATTATTCAAGAAGCTTTCTTTAATAAAAACTCAAAAGGTATTAAAAAAGCGGATATACCTAATAGACTAGGAGACGGTTCTTACTGGATTAGAGTTCCATTTACCTTAAATGGTAAACACTACGTAATTCAAATAAACCGTAAGGGTACACTAAAGGTTAAGCTTACTGAAAACGGCGAGGATATAAGCTCCCATACAGCCACAGAAACCTTTAAGACTATTGAATCTCTTATAGGCATGGACTTTAAAACATTTGTACCTCTTATATATCAGAGCACTACAGAAGGGCTATCATTCCTTACAGCTACAGATACCAATAGAAAGAAGTTTCTTATTGACTTATTTGGCTTAAACGAATATGATGCTTACCATGCTATATTTAAAGAGATAGTATCTGAAACAGTAACAGCAGTAGCTAGGATTGAGGGACAGATTAGCTCGGTAACTACTTGGATAAAGAAAAACGAAGCATTACCTGACCGAAAGGATATGCTACCTATTCCAGAAATTCCTAATAATGATGAATTGTGGGAGTTAAAAGATAGAATTAGCAAAGCCAAAGAAACTAATAAGAAGATAGAAGCTAACAACAAGCTAACTGAAATTCTTAAAAGCATATCTTTCGATAAGACCCTAGTGGCACAATCTAAGGAGGACACTTCTAGCATCAACGTAGAGCTGGGCGCTCTTGCCTCAGAAATTAAGCGCCTTACAGCGCTAATTAATAAACTAGAAGATTTGGACGACAAGTGCCCAACCTGTGAGCAAGATATTAATAAAAGCATACAAGTACACTTCGTTACTCAAGCTAAGACTCAACTAGAGGAAGCTCAGAGTAAAAAGGCCGCTCTAACTAAGAAGTTGGCTGAAGTTACTAAAATGAACACTCTCATCACAGAAGCTAAAGATAAACAGAATGAGTGGGAATCGCTCTATACTAAAGTGGACAGAACTCTAACGAAAACGCTAGAAGACGTTCACGAAATAAATGAGCGCATAATATTAATAGAAGCGGAACTAGGTCGTAAAAAGAAAATCTACGACTCCGCGATTTCGAATAATATGGAAGCCGAGAAGCACAACTCACGAATTTCGGTCATTCTTGAACAATTAAACGAGCATAGAGAAGAGCTGGCCAAAGTACAACAGCGCTTAAAAACAGCAACCACGGAACTCGGTTTATTAGAAATTTTGAAAAAAGCATTTTCGACCAATGGATTGGTAGCCTACAAATTAGAAAATCTCGTGAAGGACTTAGAGAATGTCACGAATAACTATTTAGGTGAGCTTTCTGATGGAAGATTTACCCTGCAGTTCTCAGTAACTTCGGATAAGCTTAATGTGAGTTTAACAGACGACGGCGCCGAAATTGAAGTAGCAGCGCTTTCAAGTGGGGAATTAGCTCGTGTTAACACAGCTACTTTATTAGCAATTAGAAAATTAATGAATTCCATCTCTAAGACGCAGGTAAACATCCTGTTCCTAGACGAAGTAATGAACGTCTTGGATGAGTTTGGGAAAGATCGATTAGTAGAGGTATTACTGCAGGAAGAGGGCTTGAATACATTCTTAGTGTCACATGGCTGGTCTCACCCGTTGCTAGAAAAGATTACCGTTACTAAAGACGACGGAGAATCGAGGTTAAGTAATGGTGGACGCTAGAGCTAAAGGGGCACGCGGAGAGTACGCAGTAAGAGATATGATGAGAGAGCACACCGGAATGCAGTGGGAACGAACCCCTGCTTCCGGGGCCTTAGAGTACCAAAAGGGAGACTTATATATCCCCAATGAAAAGCCTAAGTATATCATTGAAGTTAAAAACTACAAAGACAGCCCTTTATCCGATAAGATACTAACTAACACAACTAACAACTTAAATCAGTGGTGGACTAAGTTGGTTCACCAAGCCAGTCAGGTGCCAGCTACCCCCATACTATTTTTTAAGTATGACAGGTCCAAATGGTTTATTACCGTAGATCGGGAACCGAAACACGTAATAAACTACTTGCATTGGAAGGCTAAAGGGTGCTATACTTCTTTAGCTGAAGAATGGCTTCAAAAAGAATGGAAATATTATGGCTAACTTTGACTCAGAGCCTCGCGACCCAAAGAACGTACTAATCGTAGACGCTCTTAACTTAGCCTTTAGGTGGAAACATGCCAGTCGTCCCTCCGATATGCCAAATGGATTTATTGATACCATCCGCTCGCTCGCTAAGTCTTACGAGTGTGGTAGAATACTGGTGGTTGCCGACGGTCCAGGAGGTTCTAAGTGGCGTAAAGAAAAGCACCCTGGTTACAAAGGTTCTAGAAAGCTTAAGTACGAAAAAGAAACTGAGGCAGAGAAAAAAGCTGCTCAAGAGTTCTTCGGCTATTATGAGCGAACACTTTCTGAGCTACGCAATATCCCACTTGTTCGATACCCAGGGGTTGAAGCTGACGATATCGCAGCTTTCATCGTGGAAAACAAACATAATCTCGATATCAATTCCATCTGGCTTATTAGCTCCGACGCCGACTGGGACCTTCTTATCGAAGAAGACGTATCCCGCTTCTCCACGGTCACGCGTAAAGAAATTACCGTTGACACATGGGAGCACCCGGTTGACAGAGACAGCTATATACACCTCAAGACACTCGTCGGGGATAAGGGAGACGACGTTCCAGGAGTGGATGGAGTAGGCCCAGTTCGTGCAGCTAAGCTTATCGAGGAGTACGGTACGGTATTCGACCTTATTGAAGCATTACCGCTCCCTGGCAAAGCAGCGTATATTCAAAACTTAAATAAGTCAAAAGATTCTATGCTTCTATCTTACGAACTCATGGACCTAAGGTCCTTCCACCTAGATGCTATTGGGGAGCAGCTCCCCGCGCTGAAAGCACAATTAAATGGCATATTCTCTAGTAAGCTACCCTGATCCTAGACTTAAAGTCGATCATAGTAAGCCTATACGATTTTTTGACTATCGAGACAGTATAGACATAGCGTTTTCTATAATGGAAAAAGCTATGGCCGAAGAGAAGGGATTAGGCATTGCAGCCGTACAAGTAGGCATTCATTTGCCTATATGTATAGTAGGGAATATCTATATGATAAACCCTAAGGTAGAAAGTCTATCCTTAATTTATGAAGACGCACTAGAGGGTTGTTTATCTTGCCCAGGTGAGCGAATTAAAGTATCTAGACCTAAAGAGGTCGATGTAAGTTACATAAATACAAAAGGTAAAAAAGTAAATAGTAAGTTTAATGGCTTGTACGCCAGGTGTTTTCTTCACGAAGTAGACCACATTCGTGGCAAGCTAATAAAGGATTATAGTGCGAATTAATTACGAAAGAGATGAGTTGCTGGACGAATTCAGCATCAAGACACTAGGAGACAGATACCTATTACCGGGCGAAACATCGCCACAAGAAGCATTTGCTCGTGCAGCCATGACATTTGCCGATAACGAAGAACATGCTCAAAGACTTTATGACTATGCTAGCCTTCATTGGTTTATGTTTGCTACTCCTCTTCTTAGCAATGGGGGCAGTTCTCGTGGCCTTCCTATTTCTTGTTTTCTTAATTACGTGGATGACAATAGAAAAGGTATTACAGAGATTTTCACAGAGGACGCCTTCCTCTCATCAGTGGGAGGAGGAATCGGGACTTACTGGGGAGATATTAGATCAACAGGGGAGAAAACTTCCAGTGGATCGGAGTCGACTGGGCTAGTGCCATTTATGAAGGTTACAGACTCTCTGATGCTAGCCTTCTCACAAGGTGTTACACGTAGAGGCTCTAACGCTGCTTACCTAGATATTTCACACCCTGAGATTGAAGAGTTTCTAGACATTCGTAGACCTACTGGCGACATTAACCGTGCGTGCCTTAACTTGCACCATGGCGTAGTAATTTCCGATAAGTTTATGAGAATTATTGAACGTGCCACACAAGCTAAAGCTTTAGGTGAAGAGTTTGATGATTCTTGGGCACTTATCGATCCTAAGTCTAAGAGAGTAACAAAGACAGTATCTGCCAAGTCTCTTTGGATTAAAATTCTGCAAAATCGCGCCGAAACAGGCGAACCCTACATGGTATGGGGCGATACAATGAACGACTCGCTACCAGATTACCAGCGTAAGCTAGGTCTGAAAGTTCGTCAATCAAATCTATGCACAGAGATTACTCTGGCAACTGACGCAAACAGAACTGCCGTTTGCTGTCTTTCTTCCGTCAACGTAGAAAAGTTTGATGAATGGAAGGATAATGAGCACTTTATTGGCGATCTTATTCGTATGCTGGATAACGTTATACAGCACTTTATTGATAACGCTCCTGAGCAACTCTACAAAGCGATTTACAGCGCTATGCGAGAAAGATCACTGGGTCTAGGAGCAATGGGTTTTCACTCTTACCTACAAAGTAAGAACATCCCTATTGAAACTCCGATGGCTAAATCGATCAACAACAAAATCTTCTCGCTTATCAAAGCAAAAGCTGTCGCAGAAACAATCAAACTAGCCGACGAGCGCGGGCCATGCCCAGACGCAAAAGGATATGAAAATGTCAGAAACGCCCATCTACTAGCTATCGCCCCTAATGCTTCTTCTAGCATTATCTGTGGGGAGACTTCTCCTGGTGTAGAACCATTCCCAGCCAACGCTTATAACCAAAAGACAATGAGTGGTACTAATACTCATAAGAATAAGCATCTTATAAAAGTACTAGAAGCGTACGGAAAGAACACTGATGAGGTTTGGGCTTCTATCGTAGAAAATAGAGGTTCTGTGCAGCATCTAGATTTCTTATCAGACTGGGAAAAAGATGTGTTTAAAACGGCTATGGAAATCGACCAAAGATGGCTTGTTGAATTAGCTGCAGATAGACAAGAATTTATCTGCCAAGCTCAGTCTATAAACCTATTCTTCCCAGCGAATGTAAGCAAACAAGAACTTCACTATGTTCACTTGCTTGCATGGAAGAAAGGCCTTAAGAGTCTTTACTACCTCCGTTCTGAGTCAGAGCGGCAGTCAGATAAACTATCTAAGTCTACAGTCAAACATTCTTTTGATTTTAGTAAGCCAGTAGACACTCAAGAGTGTCTAGCGTGTGAGGGATAAATGTTAACAGAAACCAGAGACTACTACCGTCCTTTTACCTACCCTTGGGCTTACGACTATTACAAAGCTCAAAACAGAATGCATTGGCAGCCAGAGGAAGTTCCTCTGGCTGACGATATTAAAGACTACAATCAGAAACTAAACTCTGGAAGTAAAAAGCTAATTACTCAGATTTTTAGATTCTTTACCCAGGCTGACGTAGACGTAGCTGGTGGATATGCTCAGCATTACTTGCCCACATTTAAACCGCCTGAAATTAGAATGATGATGAGTGCTTTTGCAGGTATGGAAGCTACTCACATCGACGCATACTCTCTTCTCATTGAAACGCTAGGACTTCCAGATGCAGAATACAAGATGTTTTCTAACTACAAATCAATGCGGGACAAGCACGAATATTTGTCCCAGTTTAGCATGGATACTCCCGAGAACATCGCAAAATCCCTCGCAGTTTATTCTGGGTTTACTGAAGGAGTTCAGCTGTTCTCCTCTTTTGCTATTTTACTTAACTTCCCTAGACATAATCTAATGAAGAATATGGGCCAGATTATTAGCTGGTCAATTAGAGACGAAAATTTGCATGTTGAAGGCATGACCAGACTCTTCAGAACATACATCGAAGAGAATCCTCATTTATGGACAGACGAGCTTAAGGCTTCTTTATACGTTATCTGTAAAAAGATTGTAGAACTAGAAGACGCTTTCATTGACACTTGCTTCGAGGGCGCTAAACTAGAGGACCTAGAACCAGAGGAAGTAAAACAGTATATCAGGTTCATCGCAGGTAGAAGACTTAATCAGTTAGGGTTGAACAATATTTTCGGTATTGAGAAAAATCCACTACCTTGGGTAGACTCTATGATCAACGCTGTAGAGCATACTAATTTCTTTGAAAATAGGTCTACAGCCTATTCTAAATCAGCAACAACTGGAAACTGGGCGGATATTTTATGAACTTTGATTGGGGTAGTACGCCTCAAGAGTATATCGATTTATTTACAAAGGAAAACTTTGTAGAGCATACTTACGAGAAACACTGTAAAGTAGTTGCTGGAGACATTGTACTAGATATTGGTGCAAACTGCGGGTCATTTACTTTTTCTATTTTAGATAGAGCTCCAAAGCATGTTTATTGTATAGAGCCCTCAAATAGCTTAGTTAATTGTCTTGCTAGAAACTTATCTAAGGCTCCAGTGACTATTATAAATAAAGCAATTTCATATAGAATTGAAGATGCTAAGATTATAGGTAGTGGAGCGTTTATTTATGAGCATTATGGGGATACTTACTCTACCACAACTTTTAGCAACCTCATTAAAGAACATAACGTTACTAGAATTGACTTTTTAAAATTTGATTGTGAGGGTGGGGAGTACTCTATATTCACGAGAGAAAATTATGAGTTTATTCGTAACAACGTTAAACACTATGCTGGTGAATGGCACATTACAGACCATGAAAATGCTGTGGAAAAGTTCATTGAATTTAGAGACTTATACCTAAAAGATTATAAAGAGTTACATGTTTATGAGAGATACGACGGAAAAGATATTACCGCTGAAATCTTTGATAATGACTACCTATATGCTTTTAAAGACTGGTGGAAGCATACTTACTTTGGACAGTTTCTAATATATGTAACCTACTAACGAAAAGCCCCGGAACGCGAGTTCCGGGGCTTTTTGTTACTTCCAGCGAGGGCCTTCCATCCAACCAACTAGGGAGTTTCTTACTCCTGCGGTGACTGGGGTTACCCGGTGCGTTAGATAGCTAGGGAATATGAGGATTGACCCCTGTTCCCTGAATCTAGTAGGCTGTTCGATTTCTTTGAACTCAAAGTTACCGCCTTCATAGCTGTTAGGATCGCTCAACTGTAGAACATAAGATAGTTTCCTATCGTATGGACCAGTGCCTTCCCAATTTACATCGTAGTGCCAGTCATAGAAGTTACCTACTGTGTACTCTCCAAATTGAAGAGGGGGCATATAGTCAATATCTACCCCAAAGGCGTCTCTATTAGCTAACCTTAAGTAGTATAATGACATAGCCATTAGTTTAGGGTTCTCTGTCCAGCCTACTTTAGTTTTTCGTATTGAAGAGGCTGCAGTTACATCTGCACCACTAAATACACTACCATCAGCTAGTCTGCATGAGTCGTAGCATAGCTTTTTAATCTCTTCACACTCTTGGGGCGAAACCATTCCTGTGTAAAGCCTCCAGTTTTGTCTTACCATTTAGTCTCCTTAAGGATGAGGTCTCCAATTGACGCCATCGTTGATTTTGTTAAACATAAACATTCTACCATCATAATTCTGTAGTTTACAAGGTAGATTAGTACCTGTGTCCCCTACAATCCAACGTTGGCCAGTATCATCTTCTACCATTGCTACCATATGGTCTATTTGCGGGCCGCCTTCCATACTAGTAAGAACTCGCCATATCTTTTGAACTCCTAAAGTAAAGAATATCTCAGCCGTTGTGCTAGCTAATCCATCACAGTCATCCATAATTTTATAGTTATCTGGGTCTGCTAGAAATGGCTTTGCTGATGATTTCCACGAGTCGTGCTTAGGGTCATCATAAACATACCAGAATCTGCTGTGAATTTTCAAGTTCCATTTTCTAATTTCATCTGCGGTCACTTAGGGCACCAACTGTACGGGGTATCTTTGCAGGCAGACGCACACCATGGGGTGGAAGGATCATTACTGCAACTCTCCATATCTTGGGAGTATACCTCAGCCGGGTTACTGGTAGGCGGCTGCACAGTAGGAGTACAGCTCGCCAAAAGTAATGATATTAATAATATTTTCATGGTGGGTCCTTTATCATCTTTATTCTATCTAATGGAACCCCTGATTTTCTTTTAGCCTTTGGGTCCCAACGAACATCTCCTGGTAGTAATTCTTCTATAGCTAAGTAATCTTCCATTAGTTTAAGTACTTTAGAATCTGTTACTATGTCTCTTTCTATATCTCTTTGAATTTGTGCCTTTAAACCTCTGCCTAGCGTAGGAAAAGGAGCTGTAAGCACATGAGTTAGGAAAGTAAACTGAGCTATGCCTCTTCTAGGCTCTGTGTACCCTTCTACCATCTTGAAACCTTGCCAAGAAAGTTGAGTGTTCCAATCTGGGTGAAGTAAAAGCTGCTGCCTAATAACATCCTCGTCGTCAGCGTATCTTTTACTATTAGGGTCTAGGCCATTTAGCTTAGACTGCTCCGAAGCTAGCCAATCAGACATAGGGCAGGGGCCCGTAAGGTTTGTTGCCGTTCTCCAGGCTTGAAGTTTATCTTGAATAAACATATTATCTCCTTAAAAATTAGTGATGTCAACGACCAGCCCCTGGGCAAAGTCTACTGGGAATGTAAATGGGGGGTCATAAGTATAGCTGGTAATATCGGATATTTGAATTGCTCCATTTGAGAAAACTATTACATGTTGCGAAGTATTTTGTACCCCGGAATAATAAGTCCATTCTCTCTTTACGGCTTTTTCTATAGTTGTTCCATCTTGTGAGAACCCTGGGGCTAGTATAACTGTGGCGTATTTTCTGCCAGAAGTATACGTGTAAGTAGTAGTGCCACTATTATCTATTAAAGCTACGATTCTTAAGGGCTTATTTCCGCTATGATATACTAACTCGGCAGATGCATTAAATATTTGTAGTCCATAATTATGTGGGCTAGTTGTAACAACGTCGAACACATATAGTTCTACGGAGGCATTGTTAAACCCAGAAACTACCCTAAAGGTCCAAGTAGACCCGCTTTTAGTTATTGCGGTTACTGTAACATATCTATTTGCACAGTATACAGCAAGAATAGGGTTTACGGCATTAGTAATAGTATAATCATAATAATAATAACTATAGGAGCCGTCACTGTAAAGACTTGAGGTAGTACCACTTCCTGCGTTACTTAGCTGAAAGTTTTTATAAGTTTCATCTACTTGATATGTTGAGGAATCATTTAGTACTTGGAATCCTGTAGGCATTTAATAAACTCCATAAATTAATCTTAGGGTACCTTCGCCAAAACTTGCTACATCAACTGACCAATCTATATTACCAGCGACAACAGCTACATATATAGAAGCCCAATAAGGAGTAACAATACTGTTAGGATTATAAACAGTAACAAATACCTGAGCTCCAGATTCTATAGTTGGTAAAACAATTGAACCAGAATAGGGGTAACCCCCTATGTCTGTCCAACCTAGAACGCGTCCAAGCCTAGTGCTTGTATCTAATATGAGGTTGCCGGATGCATCCCATATTTGTAATCCTTGCGGCATATTACCAGATTCCCATTCTTACTCTTAATACGTTACTAGAATCGTACACTCTTATCACGTTATCCTCGATTTCAGTTCTTGCACCTGATGATGCTGTTCTTAGTAGACCAATTGTAGCCGTTAGGGCTGATAGTGAACTAACCTTCACGCTATCGGCATCAATCCAGTCCACTAGTTTTGTTAGTGTTAGATCATTGCCTGTAGTATCATCGGCCGACTGCCACTGCCATACTTCTCCGTTTGTAACATTCCAGTAAACGTCTCCTTGTTTAACTAAGTTGCTACCTCTATATGTTCTTATATAGTCGGACCTTGATGATGCCCCGGATGCGTTGTTATACGCACCAGTTACATCGAAGGCTACAGCGTTACCAGCTGAACCGGCTGGGCCGGCTGGGCCTGTAGCACCTGTAGCGCCTGTACCTCCTGGGCTGCCCACGGGACCGCCTACACCTTGAGGACCATTAGCACCTGGAGTACCCGCAGCACCGGGTGAGCCCGCTGGACCGCCTACGCCTTGAGGACCGTTAGCACCAGTAGCCCCTGGGGCACCAGTTGGACCAGCTGGACCGCCTACGCCTTGAGGACCGTTAGCACCAGTAGCCCCTGGGGCACCAGTTGGACCAGCTGGACCGCCTACACCTTGTGGGCCGTTAGCACCTGGAGTACCCGCAGCACCAGTTGGACCAGCTGGACCGCCTACACCTTGTGGGCCGTTAGCACCTGGAGTACCTGCAGCA